TGGGCAGATTGCTGGAAAAAGAGTAGCTGATACTTTAGTTCAGACTTTACTAAAAAACGTAAAACCTAAATTTTCCGTGCCGCATGAAACTGCGAACTCTATTCTTACATTATTACCTAGGTTTACGGGTCAAAAATTTATTCCTAGACACAAAAAAACAAATTCTCCTAAAGCGCAAGAAGTTTTAGATCTTGACAAAAAATTAGACGTTAACGACCTTGGTTATTCTAATTTAAGAGAATGGGTAACAACAGCAAAACCTAAATTAGAATATTTACAAGAAAAAGAAGGAATAGATAAATATTTACCTAGCTTGGATACTGGTCAAACTTCTAGCCCTATTACACAAGACCTTTCTTCAGGTGCAGTATTTGCAAATCATCTAATAAATAAAAAAACTTTTAAGTTACCAACTACTGAACCTAAAACAGCAGCGGAAACTTACGAACAGATAAAGCTTGTGCAAACCCAAATGGATAATGCAGATGCTGCTTTTCAAAAAATGTTTCAAGCATTAAGAGGACTACCAGATTCTAAATTTGACAGAGTTCCTAGTGCAAATTTTATATTAAAAGAAAATAATTATAAAATACCAGATGCAAAAAAAGTTTATGAATTAACATCTCGTACAAGTGGGTTTCATCAATTTCCAGCTTTAGGATATTATAATTATCCTGAATACAATGATGAAATAGTAACAGCTTTAACTAACTTTGATGCTGGTTCTAACAAAATGGGATCATTAATAAAAAAAATGACCAATCAATCTCCTGCGTACCAAACGCCTGATGGAAATTATGTTGGTAAGTTAAGTGCTGATCAAAAGAAACAAATAGAGCAAGAAAATTTTGTTTATTATTTAAACCAAGATTTTAAAGGAAAAGAATATTTAGATCTTGTTCCTGATAATATCATAAATAAACACATGGATAAAATAATAACTAAAATTTTTAGAAAAAATAATCCACTTAATCCTAAGGAATGGCAATACCAAGTAAATTTTTATAAAGACCCTAGAAAATTTGATAGTAAATGGGAAAGAATGGGATACGGGGATAAAGGTCCTATATCTATAAAATCAGCAGAGCAATACACTAATATTGGTGGAGAACGTACTTTTAAAGAAACTTTTAATGTCCCTAAAAATCAAGCAGACTTATTAACGCCTACAAGAGAAAAACAAGGAATAATACAATTGGCTTCTCGTTTAGGTCAATTAAGAGCAGAGCAAGATATTATATCTAACTTTGTGCGTGGCCAAATGTATGAAAGAGGATTGCCAGCTGTAAGCAAGTTAATGGCAAGTGGCGATCCAAAATTTAAAAAATTAATTTTAGATAAAATGGATGAACAATTACCAGCCATGAAAGATCAATTAACGTATGAAGCAGAAATAAAAGGAGATAAAGAAATAGCTGGTGGATTAAAAGATTTAATGATGAAAATTTATCCAGATACAGATCCAAGCAGAATACAAACATTTAATAGAGGCCATAAATTTGCACAAGCAAAAGTTGGACAGTTATATAATGCATTGCCAGATGGCGCAGCAAAAGAATCTGTTAAAAAGTTATTAAGAATGTCTGGTGATGTAAACATGATTCAATTTCAACCGTCTATTGTTAATAAGCCAATAACATCTGCTGTAGAACAAGTATTACAAAATCCTAATAGCACTCTTTCAGCCACCGATAAATCTAAACTACAAGCACTTTTACAAAAACTTAAAACAACTAGCATTTTTATAGACATGCAAGGTAGACGTACACCATATGGTGCAATGCGTGGAGATCCTTATGCTATAAACAGATTAACTAAAAAAGAGTTTTTAGAATTAATTGATATATTGAATAAAGATAATTATCGTGATATTGGTAGATATATTAGAACTGGACAATTCGATAAATTCAATAGAGGAGGAGCTGTGGATTACGGAGAAATGAAACCTGTTGTGCCGCCCTTGGACCCAGGTGAAAGACAACATTTAAATCCTGGAGGAACAGCCGCGCAAGCAGGATCTAAAATAGCTACGCAATACATAAAAAAACAAATTCTTCCAAAAGTTATTGGACATACCACAAAGATAATGGAAAAATTGGCAGCACCTAAAGATGCGCCTGAAATTAAACCATTTGCCGTTGTAGATAGAGAAGGCTTACCAATTAAAGATTTTAAAACACAAAAAGAAGCAGAAAAATGGTTATACGACAAAAAAGAAACAGTTCCTGAAAATGAATATTACGAATCAACTATTGATTATTCTGTTAAACCAATAAGTGAAATTAAAACACAAACTGCTGTTGAAGATACACCTGCAATGATGTGGAAAACACCAAGTGTAATAGCAGATGCACCAATGAACGTGGCTCAAGGAAAACAATGGTTAGGAATATTGAAAAAAGCTGGTGTATCACCAAAAGAATTAGAAGATACATCCATGGGTCCTTTTTTAAGTAATATTGAACCTAATGTAAAATTTACAAAACAAGAATTACTTAATGAGTTTGACGAACTTGCTCCTAAAATTTCCGTTATTACAACAGGAAAAAGGGACCAAGCAAAGTATATTAAAAATATAACTGACAAATTTAACGCAATTAGAGACAGAATTGACACTTTTGATGGTAAAGATCAGCAAGTTTTAAACACTTTTGCTGGTATTTTACAAAAAGCTGTAGGGTCTACAACTGATAAACAACTAAATGTGCTTGCAAATCAAGTAAATAAGACGTTAGGACAAGCATATGGCATGAAAAATGCTTTAATGAGTGAAAGTATTCTTCAAAATAATCAAATTCCAGCACCAATTCGAAGTATTTTTGGTGATATGCAAGAATTATTTAAAACTAGGGGTGCTGTACACCAGTTTAACAAAGGTCCAAGCCATGCTGGAGACCAAGTTTTGCCTGGCGGGGTAAATTACCGTGAATATTTGTTTAAATATAACCCAAATTATTTAAGAGAAATGGAACCAAAGTATTCTCCAGGTCATTCTTTTGGTTTTACTGATGATATGGCACAAAATACCTTTGTTCATGCAAGAATTTCCGATAGAACAGACAATTTTGGTAGAAAATTGATGTTTGTTGAAGAAATACAGTCAGATATGCACCAAAGACCACAAAAAGCGTTAAGAAGGGGTGAAAGTGGCGTATATGCAACAAGAGGTGACAAAGTCGAGTCTGTAAAACCATTAATTGCGCAATTACAAAAAACTCAAAACAAAATAGACAAAATTTTAGCATCTGACCCCAATAATCCAACATTACCAAAACTTTACAAAGAAAGAGCTGCTTTATCAGAAAATATTAATGATATTAGAGGAAGAACTTCAGCTAGAAGTGGTAGTGACACTCCTGAAGGACCATTTCAAAGATCAGAAGATTATGGAGCATTTGTTACAAAATATTTACTTAGATTGGCAAAAGAAGGTGGATATGATGGTATAGCTGTTTCTACAGGTAATATTAAAACTAGAAGAGGTTATGATAGTGAAGAACAGAAAAAAGGGCATTTTGGTTTTTATGATAAAATTATGAATAAAGTTTTGAAAAAAATTGCAAAGAACTCAGATGTAGAGTATATTACAACTGTAATTAATGATGGGAACTTAAACTGGGGTAACGTTCCTGTGCTTCTTGTAAAAGCAGCAGATAAAATTATGAAAGGATTGCCATCTTACAAAGATGGTGGTTTAAACAGAGAAAATTTTGTGGACGTAGTTCCATTACTATAAAGGGGAGACATGGCAAAAAATCCAACCGACAATGTTGATAAAGCAATTGAAGCTTTACAGATGGGTCTTGAAATAGCTAACAACAATGAAGAAACTGTTGTTGAGGTAGATAAAGACGTTCAATTTGATCCAGATATGGAAATCACCGAAATGGAAGATGGTGGTGTTGAAATTGGACCTTCTGGTAATCAACCAATAGATCAATCACAAATTCCTTTTGATGCCAATTTAGCAGAATACATTGATGAAGATGATTTAGGAAAATTATCTTCTGACTTAGTAAACGATTTCGAAGGTGACAAAGACTCAAGAAAAGATTGGGAAGATACCTATATCAAGGGTCTTGATATGTTAGGCTTTAAATACGAAGACCGAACACAACCTTTCGAAGGTGCGTCAGGGGTCGTACATCCTTTATTAGCTGAATCTGTAACCCAGTTTCAAGCCCAAGCTTATAAGGAACTCCTCCCCCCAAGCGGCCCCGTACGCACACAAATAATTGGACAAGTAACGCCAGAAGTAGAGGATCAAGCAGAACGTGTAAAAGAATACATGAATTATCAAATTACACACGTGATGAAAGAATATGATCCAGAAATGGACCAACTATTATTTTATTTACCGCTTTCTGGTTCTGCGTTTAAAAAAGTTTATTGGGATTCACTTTTAAAAAGATGTGTGTCTAAATTTATTTCAAGTGAAGATTTAGTTGTTAATTATTTAGCTACAGATTTAGAACAAGCACATAGAGTGACACATTGTGTTAAAATGACAAGTAATGAACTTAGAAAGCTACAAGTTTCACAATTTTACAGAGATATTCCTATTACATCCGGTTCGGTTGATACTACAAGCGAAGTTCAAGAAAAAGTTAACGAATTACAAGGTGTGACACCAGCTCCTACAGGAAGCGATGATGACGAGCATATGATATTAGAAATGCACGTTGATGCAGACGTTCCTGGATTTGAAGACCAATCTGGAGTTAAATTACCTTACATTATTACAATAGATCAGTTTTCTACTAAAATACTTTCAATAAGAAGAAATTATAAAGAAGGCGATGTAAACTTTAAAAAGATTCAATATTTTACACACTTTAAATTCCTCCCAGGACTAGGCTTTTATGGCTTTGGACTAATACACATGTTAGGTGGGTTATCGCGAACAGCAACAAGTGTTTTGCGGCAGTTAATTGATGCTGGTACACTCGCTAACCTACCTGCAGGATTTAAAGCAAGAGGCATGCGTGTGCGTGATCATGACCAACCTTTACAACCAGGTGAGTTTAGAGATGTTGATGTAACTGGCACGTCTATAAAAGAATCATTATTACCACTTCCTTATAAGGAACCAAGTGCAACATTATTCCAATTATTAGGATTTGCTGTTGATGCTGGTAAATCTTTTGCAGCAATTGCAGATATGAAAATGGGTGAAGGTAATGAGCAAAACCCAGTTGGCACTACGCTTGCATTATTAGAGCGTGGAACAAAAGTGATGAGTGCAATACATAAAAGATTGTATTATGCACAAAGAGAAGAGTTTCAATTATTAGCACGTTGTTTTCAAATGTATACTCCACCAGAATACCCATACCAGGTAGTAGGTGGTAACAGAGCAATTAAACAACAAGATTTTGATGATAGAGTAGATATACTTCCAGTTTCAGATCCAAACATTTTTTCTATGTCACAAAGAATTATGTTGGCACAGCAACAGTTACAGTTAGCTAATGCTGCTCCTCAATTACATAATGTCCGTGAAGCATACAGAAGAATGTATATGGCAATGGGTGTAGATAATGTTGATGCAATTTTAAAACCAGATCCAGAGTTACCACAACCAATGGGTCCAGCTACTGAAAATGCTGCTGCAATGCGTGGACAAGAACCAAAAGTATTTCCAATGCAAGATCATCAAGCGCATATTCAAGCGCACGCTGAATACATGTTTACAAGAATGGTGCAAATTAATCCTCAACTTTATGCAATGTTACAAGCGCATATTTCTGATCACGTAGCGACAGCTGCTGGTCAACAAATTGAGCAAGAGTTTAAACCTAAAATGGATCAAGTGCAGCAAGCCATACAACAGAACCAAAATAATCCACAAGCTGTTCAACAATTAGAACAACAAATGGCGCAGTTAACAAATGAAGCTGCTGCTAAACAAGCACAAATAGAAGCTCAAATGACTCAACAATTAGCAACGGATGAAGAAGCTAGAATGAGCAGGGAGCAACAAGATCCATTAATTAAACTTAAACAACAAGAAATTGATTTAAAGGCAATGGAACAACAAGCACGTTTACAAAAAGATGTGGTTATGGATGCAGAAAAATTAGATCTTGAACGAGATAAACTTGAAGCTCAAACTGCTATAGATATAATGAATGCATCAGCGAAAGTTGATGAGGAAAAATCTAAACAACAATTTGAAATGCTTAAAGAAAATATTATAACTTCACGAGAAGCTATGAAAGAAAGATCTAATGAGCGTATTGCTCGTGAAAAAACAAGGAGTGCAAGTGGAAGAGAGAAAACTAAAAAAGATAAGTGAGTATATGAACATTGCGCAAGATTTTGTTGATGACGAATTAGTTCATTCACCAGAGGATGCAGTGCTTTTAGCATCGGCATTAATGGCAATTACTAGAAATTTATATGTTCAGACATTAGGTGTTGAACATACAGCTAAAATGTTTGAAGTTATGGCAGACAGTTTTTTAATTACTGAAACCATGATTGAACAATATAAACAACCAACCATACATTAGGAGAACTTATGCCGGAATATCAAGGTAAAAAATATCCCTATACTTCTGCAGGATATAGGAGTATGATGCGCGACCAAAAATCAACTGGCGGTCAAAACCTTAAAAAAGGTGGAAAGCGAAAGTTGAATAAAGGTGGTAAAACAACTAAAAAAAAATAGGAGGTACAAATGAACTTATTAAAAGACGTTTGGGCACATCTTAAAGAATGGAATGAGTGGAAGATGAAGGACTGGATTAAGGCCGGCATCGTAGCCATTATAGTTCTTATTGTGTTACAAACAATGATTGGTGGCTAATGGTTTTAGCTTTTACTAACGAAGATAATAATCGCGAAAAATATATCGCAAATCAAGGAATCCGTGCTGTTAACGCAGCACGGGATTTTTCCAATACTTATGGCAATAAAAGTTGGGCAATGTCTCAACCAAAAGAATTTTACTTAAATAGAGACAATTTATCTAAAATAAAAGATACTTTAGTAAACACTCCAGCTGTTA